GTGGCTTGCGCCGCCCTGACCGCCCCACTGGCCGGTACCGCTGGTGGAGACCAGCCCGAGGCCAGGGCCGCCCGCACCGCCCGCCATAGCGACGTCGCCGCCAGAGCCACCCGAGCCGCCTACGTTGGTGGTCACGCCAGACGGGCCTTGCACACCGGTGGCCGTGCGCACTCCGCCACCGACGCCGCCATTGGCGGTCATGTGGCTGCCGAACGAAGTGTTGCCGCCGTTGCCGCCCGCACCCGTGCCAGCCGTGCCGCCCGCACCAATCGTCACCGTGACTGTCGACGCGAACGTGGAGGCGTTGAACCAGCCAGCACGGAACTCCCCGGCCCCGCCGCCGTCGCCGAACGACCACTGTGACGCGCCCGTAGCACCCGCGCCGCCGCCCGCCGCCCCACCACCGATGCAAATCAGGTGAACCCGCCGGGCCCCGGCAGGCTTGGACCACGTACCCGATGCGGTGATCACCGTCCGGGTCGGACCGGCGATGTAGGCGTCGACCTTGTCCTCCACCGCCCCTAGGTCAGCTTCGACGGCTTCGGCGAGGTTCTTGCCGAGGGTCGCACCGTTCGGCGGGTCACCGGAGTCCTGATACGGCAGCCCATATCGGGGAGTTGTTGAAGCCATGACGTCTCCTTACGAGGGCGGGACTGTAAACCGACCGAGGATGGCCCACGTCGTGCCGAACGTGAGAATGGTGACGGTGTCGCCCTCAGCGATCAGCGCGGCGTCGGTGCTGGTGAACACGGGCAGGTTGTACAGCAGGGCCGTACCGACCTGGATGTAGTTGGCGTAGGTGACAGGATCCCACGAAACGACCACGCCCTGCCGGAACCCGATTGCCGTCGGCGGTGACCCAGTCAGTAGCGGCTGCAGATCGTCGCTGCGAGACATCAGACCTCCCCAGGGAGGACAACTTGCTGCACGCGGGTCGTGCCGGTCTGCGGCTGAGTCACCGACAGGGGGATCGTGAGGGTGTCGATGATGTGGACCTCCGACCGGTCGTCGACCTTCACCGTGATCGGATCCCACGGTTCCAGGGCCGGGTTGGGGACGTTGGTGAAGTCGATGGCGTAGGGCAGGCCGATGGACTGCGCCAGCAGCTTCTCGGCCGCCGACTTGGCCTGTGCGTTGGTCAGCAGGAACGGTGACGAGTAGTAGCGGGGGACGCGGCCGAACTTGCCGCCGTTGAAGTAGGTCGGCGAGTCGGGGTCGTTGTCGTAGACCACCGCGTACGCCGGGGCTTCCGCGTCGAACGCCTCTCCGGTAGCCACGACAGCGTTGTAGACGCCCTCACGGGACAACTCCCGGGACATCTGCACCAGCACGCCGTTCGCGCCGCTGTCGCACGACCAGACCGGCGACGTGGTTGATGGGGGGTCCTTGATGACCAAGATCCCCCGATAGTCCCAATACCAGATTTTGCCGCGCGAGGTGATCACCTCGTCGAGCGCTGCATACCGGTCCTCGTCGACGATGAGGGCGCGGCCCAGCAGCTCGTCGTCGGTGGCGTCGTCCCATTCGATGTCCGCCCAGCCCCACACCGGGGCGACCAAGGATTCCACAACCACCCCGAGGGGCTGCGTCGGGCCATACCTGATGGGGCTGAACGGCCGCCCGTCGACGATGCCCTGCATCCGGTCGTTGGCGGTGATCCGTAGCAGCCCCGTGGGCGCGTCGTCCTGCTCGATGGACTGGATGCGGAAGTAGCCGAGCGACACCCACTCGATCGCCCCGCCGCCGAAATCGAGACCCCGGCGGACGAAGATTTCGTTGCCGTAGGGCGCGGTGCTGGCGCTGGCACGGTCGGGAAAATCACCGACGGTTTCCATGACAAGAGTTGACCGCACCTGCGCCTTGGCGTCATAGCGGACGTCCCCGCCGATAATGGGGATTTCCGTGCCGACCGGGTCGACGCCGGACTGCCCGGGTTCGACGATGAACGCCTGCGACACGGCCCGGTGGGAACCGCGCAGGGCGGCCAGGAAACGGGCGCTGACGGGCCTCACGGCACGATCACCACCTCAGGTGTGGCGACGTAGTCGGCGACGGCCTGCCACGTCCCGAACGCGGTGAGAACGTCGGCCCACGTCCCGTACGCGGCGACCAGGGCCGCCCACGTGTTCGTTGCGCCTACCACACCGGCCCCGGGCGGGGCGACGGTGGTGCAGGGCAGGTCGAACCAGCGGCGGGCGGACAGGTGCCCGTACCGGCGGCGGGTCATCGCGCCGACGACGACGTAGCCGCCGGGGATGTCCTTGCCGTCGGGCGGGACCTGGATGTAGAGGGGGTCGCCACCGGCGAGGACCACTTCGATCGCGTCGGCGTCGGAGACGGTGTCGGCCTTGACGGTCAGGGTGAACTCGCGGGCGAGGCGGACGTCGGTGACGGCAACGGGGTTGGAACGGCCGATCACCGAGAAGACGCCGTTGCGGGCTTCGCGGGTGATGTCGCCGTGGTCGACGACCGTGATGGGCCGGTTGAGGAACGGCCGGGAGATCGACTTCATCCACACGGCGGCCTGCGTAGGCGTGATCGACGAGGCCCACGTCTCGGTGTACAAGTGGACCGCAGCACCGGTCAAATGCGTGGTCACAACACCGTTCACCGACCTGGTGACGGTGCCAGTCTGAAGGTATGGCCCGCTGCCCGTGGCCGACGGCATCGCCGTCACTCGTACCCGCTCAGTGCCGACCATCCAGTCGTACAGCCCGGCAGGATCAGAGCCGGTGGTCCATACGTCCGCAGGAGTAACGCCGCTGATGTCCCACAGCGTTTCCGAAGTCGTCATGTCTTCGGCCAGTGTGCTTCCCGAGGGGTCGGTGGTTTGCACGGTAGGTGTGACGACGATGCGGTAGTAGTTGGGGACGTTGGGCGTGAACTCGTAATCGTCGAGGGAGGCCGCGCCCGCCACAACAGGAACGGTCTCCCCGCCCCGGACCGTTGTCCATGTCAAGTTATTCAGAGACCGCTGAAACCGGGCGGTGCCGTAGGTCATCGCCGAACCGGCGATCTGCACTCGGGACAGGACCGTGTCGAAGCTGAGGTTGATCGCCATCAGACTGTTGCCCCCCTCATCGTCGCCCGGCGCTTCAGGTCCCGGTTCTCGACCTTGATGACCTGCCGGACGGCGTTGCCCAAGTCGACCTCCACGTACAGGTCCCCAGCGAACCCGCCGCCCAGCTCCCGGTTCGGGGTGATGTTGCCACCGCCAGAGCCCATCGTCAGGATCTCAGGGCCGCGCTCGCCGACCAGGTACGACCGGCCCGCGCTGACGGGCCCGCCAGATGCGCGCCGCCCTGACACCACACCGGCGAGCTGGCGGTTGATGTTCGCCACCACCGACCCCACGTTGGAGCCGACCGACACGTAGACCCGCTCGTCCTTGATGTTGCGCAGGGTGCGGGCGACCTGGACGGCGACCGCGCCGACGTTGGAGTACGCCTTGACCCGGACCTGCTTGTCCTTGATCGCCGCGAGTTCGGCGTTGGCCTGCGCCCGGAACCGGCCGAACTCTTCCTTGGCTTTCTTCAGCTTCGGGCCGACGCCGGGCACCCACGAGAACGCCTTCGCCGCACCTTCGAGGATCTTGGCGAACTCGTTCAGGACGGCGACCCGAAGCTCCAAGAATCGCATCTTCGAGTTGGTGATGAACCCTCGGATGTTGGAGTACCACGAGGTGACCTTGGCGATGGCGACGCCGATACCGACGATCAGGTTGGTGATCAGGTCGATCAGGTCGCTGAAGAACTGGTTGGTGTCGTCGCCGTTCGCTGAGATTTTCTCGAAGAAGATACCGACGGCCCGGCCGATCCCCGGCAGCTTGTCGGCGAGGATCCGAAACAGCGGCACGGACGCCTTGACGGCTGCCTCGATCCCGGGCATGGCGTTCTTCAGGAACCCGGCGAACGCGGGGGCGAGGTCGTCGATGACCGGGGCGAGGGCCTGCCCGATCCGGTTGATGGCGGGGGTGAGCGACTTCAGGGCGTTGTCGAAAGTCTTTGCCGCGCGGATCAGCGGGCCCTCGAACGGCTTGCCGAACTGTTCGAGGACGCCCTTGGCGCGGGCCTTCAACGGCTCGAACGCGGCGACCACGCGGGGGTTGTCGATGGCGGCCTTGATGCCGATGGCGAGCGCGCCGCCGCCCAGACCGAGCAGGACGGCCGAGCTGATCGCTGCCCCCAGCGCGGGGGCCATGGCTACGGCCAAACCCGCTACGAGGACACCGGCGACGGCCTTGCCCATGGGTGGCATGGCGTCGACGGCGGACGACAGCATCGACCCCAGCTTCGAGGTGAGGTTGCCGACGCGGGAGCCCAGCTTGCGGTTGAGGGAGTCGACGGCCCGGTCGGCGTCGTTGGCGGCTTGCTTGACCCCGGCGGCGTCGCCATCGAACTTGATCTTTACGGTGCGCTGACCGCCTGCCATCACCGGCCCCCGAACTGGCGGATGATCTCGTCGGCGGCGTCGAGCCACCGCTTTTGGATCTCCACCTGGTTGTCCTCGATCGACCGGAAGAACCAGTACGACCCGGTCCCCACGTGAGGCTTGTACTGCTTCAGGCGGGTCGCGCCGAACTCCGACCCGAACAGCAGCTTGTACGCCGGGGCCCGGTTGCTGCCCAGACGCTTACTGCCGCCCGCCACAACCACGGGGAGCCTGTCCCGTGCCGCCTTCACCGTTGTCGCCACCAGGGCCGCCTGACGGCCTTCATTGAGGCCCGCCTGCTTCGCCTCGGCCGCGATGGTGCGGGACAGGTCCAGGGCCGCCGCCCGGATCGCCTTGTCGGCGTCCTTCGGCAGATCCCGCAGGGCCGCCAACACCTCACGGACACCCTTGATGCGGACGCGGACGGTGATCGACTGGCTCGCCATCATCCACCGTCCTTCTGCGCGTCCCGCAACTCGTCGATCAACAGCCAGTACGTCGCCTTCACCCGGTCGTCCCACCCGGCGACGTAGTCGTACGGGACGCTCAACGACAGCGCGAGGGAGATATCTCCCCGCATCACGCTGCCGACGGGGTAGGGTCCGCCTCGCTGTCCCCGATCACGTCGAGGTCGCACGAGTCGGTGAACTCCTGCACCGTGCCGGTGAACTTGCCCGTCCGGGTCGCCGCGTTGTGGCCGACCTTGTACAGATCGTCGGCGCGCATGTTCTGCACCAGGCCCGCCATCGAAGCGCCCTTGACGGTGCGCTCCCACTTGGCGATGTCCCGCGTGGTGACGGTCAGGTCGTAGGGCTCCCCGGCGTCTGGCATGACTCGCAGGTCGATCATTGTGGCCTCCCCTGGCTGGTGCGGTTACGCCGACTGCGCGAACGTCGGCTGGTCCAGAACCTCGAAGGTCTGGTCGAACGTCTTCCACTCGCCGGACTCGCCGCCGAACTCGACCGGGACCGGGATAATCTCCACGGTGGCCTTGTCCTGGCCGGTGCCGGTCCGGGACTGGATGACCACGGTCAGGCTGCCCCCGGCGGCGACAGCGTCGTCCAGGGCGTCGGCCAGGCCGCCGGTGCCCCGGTCCTGGTGCCCGGACAGTTCCAGGGTCCACGAGGTGACGTCGCGGTCCTTGTCGACCCCGCCGAACGTGCGCATCGTCTGCGTCGGGGTGTCAGGCACGAGCCGGGCCTTGGAGACCTGGTCCTTGTACTCGACCGATTCGATGGTGATCGTGGCGTTCCGCCACACCATTGCGCGTGCGTAAGCCATGATCAGGCTTCCCTTCGTACGATCAGGAACATTGCTTGCAGGTCCCCGCCCTCGGTGGCAACCAGGCCGGGTTCGATCCGCTCGACGTAGCCGAACTCCTCCAACCCCTCAGCGATAGGGGCGTGGTGGGTGTCGAA